AACTCCAAAATGTTCTTTAATCTCGTCAACAGCATCTTCTTTCAAACGGTATGCGGCAAACAATGCTCCACTTGCGTTATGTGCTTGTCCTTGAGGAGGATTCTTGGCAAACTCCTGCCAACCTTCGCCCATTTCCACTAACTTGGAGCAGCATTCTAGTACAATCAACTCAGCGAACTTTTCTTGATCAAATTCCCATTCAGGAGATTCTCCGCTAAAACATGGAAAGTTTGTTCGCTTCCAGCATTGTTCGGCAAGCTCTTTAATTCGTTCGTTCATTAGTAGCACTCCTCGACGGTGACAGTATGCCCAAGATATTCTAACAGTTCTTTGATGCCTTCTGTTCCCATATCTTCGTCATTGTGATCCCAACTGAATCGTTTGTCGTCTACTTTAACTGTCCATCCGTCACAGTATTGTTCAATTTCGATATCTTTCATTCTTCATCTCCGTCGCAATCGATATAGGTTAGAGGATCAATGTCCTTATCCATTGGATAACCAAGTCGAATATTGTGCGCTACTTTATATGCAATGATACGAGCATAATATTCTAAAATGTCCGGAGGCAGTACATATTCTCCAGTCTTGTGATCGTAGGGCAAATCACCGGCACTTTCTAATGCCAATTCTTTGCTGTATGCGTAAGTGGTCATAGTTCAACTCCGAAATGTTCTGCTATCCTATTAATGGCCTGTTCGACATAATAAACACCCTGTTCTGGTGTACTCATATAACTTGGACTAGCAACATCCATACATTCCCGAACAATTAACTCTACAAACTTTTTCAAAGTATCTGCTGGGACTAGTGCTAGTGCATAATCCCAGTCTGCTTTTTCAACAAGTTCAATAACTAGGGCGCTATTCATTCTTCAACTCCGAAATGTTGTTTAACTTTGCCTAGATTGGGAATGCCATTGTCGCTGGCACTCTCGTCCATAATGAAGTCGTACATTTCTTCTACGATCAACTCGGCGAACTTTTGTAACTGAGCGTCGCACCATTCGCCACCGCCCAAGCCCAAAGCATCGGCATAATTGTCAGCTTGGGCGACAAGTTCTTTAATTCGTTCGTTCATTTTAGCACCTCATAGAAAACGATTGCCCAGCAAAACAACAGAGCGCCGATTGCTTCCCAGTTCCAGGTATAAAGTTCTCGAAATCGTTCGTTCATTGCATTTCCTTGGGAGTAGTTTTACGAACACGGCCACAATCAAAACAGCGCCAGAGATAACCGTTCTTAAGGCTTTTCCTGTCATCAAAGTTGGGTTGCCAAGCGTGAAGACATTTTTTGGTTGGCTTCTTAGTCATGTTAAACTCCGATCAGTATGCGTGATAAATCACCAGATAGTTCACATTAGGAACCACACCAATGGGACGATAAATGCAGATCTCACCATCCCAGCCATCGGGGTCAAACAGTACATCATGCTCGTCCACAACCTTGAAGCGAACTTCCTTGCCAGTGTGATGGCTCACCACAAAGAACTCCGCCGGCATGCCGAAGTATTCGCTAGCCAGGCGTAGAGTTTTATTGGGCTTGTCAAATTCGCAAAGCTTGAGATCCACACGCGGCAGCTCACGCGTCTGCCGATCATAGGCGCGCAGGATAGCAGGGTTGTTGAGATTGATAGGATCTGCGTACATGATAGCTCCTTAACCGATCACTACAACACGGGGAGAATCTTCACGATCCAGGAAGTGATTGCCTTGCAAAGGAGCGGTGAAGTAGTCGGTCTTGAATTTGCGATCTTCGCTACCCAACCACACACGCTTGATAAACTGAGCACGGAATTCCGTGTTGCTGTGAATACCGACAACCTTGCCAACCATGTAGCAATTGTCGCTACCAGGAAAATCCATAGACTTGACGATATCACCAACTTTGACTTGAGACATTTCTTGCTCCGTTTTGTTACGCTATGAATATATTATAGCAAAATTGGGAATTTTGGACAAGAGTAGTTTAATACTCTCGCACAATTTTGTCGTCAGTAATTAGTACTACATTTGTGGGGCCACTACGCCAAGCAAATTGAACAGGATGCACAAGCTCCACAGTATGCTGAAGCTTGCCGCCGTATTTTACACGGCTAGACACAATATGCCCATGGACATGGGTACCCATATAATTTGCAACAATAGTTTTAACTTTGCTATTACGGGACATTTGTGGCTCCTTTTTGTTTACCATAGATACAGTATAGCAAAAACGGGAATTTCGAGCAACCAAAATAAAAGGGGCCGAAGCCCCTAAAATCTGTAATACTTAGGTATTACTTTTTAAATACTTTTAGAAAACCATCCATTAGCTTGGAATAGTCTACTTTAGCGACTTCCTGGACCTGACGGGTTACTTCTGCAGAAATTAGGCTAGCTGTATCGGAGCCTGCTTTTACTGCGGCTTTTGTATAAGCGGTTTGTGCATCAACAAACTGCTCCAAAGCTTTGGCAACAGCATCGTTTGGAACGAAAGTGCGAACGGCTTCTTTCTTGCCGGTTTGTACTAGGTCAATTACGGTATCAAATGCAAACATGTTATTTCTCCTTAAGACGAAATTTGCGTTACTTGTTGGGCCCACCTTGTGTAGCACCCTTCAAAGTATTTATCTATTATAACAATATTTATGTTGCAACGCAACATATTTTTAATTTTTTCTTCCCATATTATGAGCAATAAATAAAATACATTCAAAATAACTTGCAAGGAGATCAAGAATGGAAATTTTTATTTTATTGGTAGTCATAGCAGGCGCTGCTTTCTGGTACTATTCCAGACCACAAAAAGTTGAAGCTGCTGCTAGCGAAGCAGATTCTGCACCATACAAATTGGAAACACCACCAGCCGCACCAACAGTTACAGAAGTTGCTGCTGCCGCAGAGCCTGTTGCTGCTGAACCAAAGAAGGCAAAGAAAGCTGCTGCACCCAAGGCCAAAAAGCCTGCCGCAATGAAGGCAAAAGAAAAGGCTCCCGCAAAGAAGCCCCGCGCAAAGAAACCTACAGCTTAAATTAAGTTAAGTTTTTGAGCATGTTTAGCCAGCTCGAAGCTGGCTAAATTTTTGGCTTTTGATTCACACATGATATCGTGTGTACTAAGGAATTGTACAGCCCAATCATTAACTGGCGCGTTCCAATAGAAGTCACTGTGTGCGCGAAGCTTTTGTTTCTTCTTGCCTTCTATTAGAAGCTGTGCCATATCTGGCATAACTGTAACGTTATGATCTACTAGAACATCTTCGCGACTGACACTATAATGCATAGTAGGACGCACACCACGCCAACTATCCACCACTCTTTTAACGCTATCACTAGTTGGGTCAATGTATACCCCTTCACGACACCAATGGTGATGTACGTCCAGCACGATAGGAACAAGATCGCCAATGCTAAGACAAGTATCCAACCCATGTGCATTCTCCTCGTTTTCAATAGTTAGTGTATTACGAGCTTCGGGCGTCAAAAGTCCGTAGACATCACGAATACCTTGTGCACCACGTCGCCCAGCAATGTGGACGTTGATTTTAAAGTCCTGAAATGATTGACCATAGCCCATCCAACGAGCCATGTCTACATGGTACTCAAACTCTTCAATACTACGCCGTACAATATCGTCATTGTCACTTGCAAGAACGCAAAACTGCCCAGGATGAAAAGACAGCCGTACACCATGCTGCCTAGCAAGCCGTCCCACTTCTGCAAAATGTTTTTCGGCATAAGCTCGAACATCCGGTTGGTCATAAAACCAGCCCCAATTAGGCTCAGTGTACACAGGCAAAATGTCGCTGCTAAGACGTACCATACGTAGGTGTTCATCCAGGGTTCCTACCTTTTCTACAAGTTTACGGGTCGATTCAATATTGTGTTTGACAAGATTCCACAATCTTTCTACAGCCACATCTTTGGTTTGGCGATTCAGCCAAGCCACAGTAGTGATCTTAGTGTTTAGTTCAGGAGTCGATACAACTTGACCTTTGGCGTCAATTTCGCTCCATTTGCAGGCAAAACCAATTTTGGGCATTATTCTCTTTGAAGTTGGGCCCAGGCGAGCCATTGTTGAAAACTATTATATACTGTGAGTGCTTCTTTGTCATCCACAGGCACTTTAACGCCGCGCACATAGAAGCCGTCGGCTGCAATACGAAGCATTTCTTCTTGCTTAAGATCCTCGTTGGTGTGAAAAACTATTGTACCGCTATCCATATTGCTATTGTAGCAAAATATGGATTTATAGTCAATTACTCTTGAATCAAACCAAATTTGGCCCAGCGACTACCTTGTAAGCAAACCCAACCAATTGGTTTACCAATTTGGGGACTATCGTTAAACACAATTTCTCCGGCACGACCTTCCCAATTTGGTTCGGCACTGGCAGTACTGATTGGTAATGCGCCCAATCTTAAATCGTTTATAGTGACACTGCCGTCTACTTCTAAACTAATATTCTCTTTACCGGCTGCCCCCAGTGTTACATTAAATGGGCGATGGGTTCCCACAAATGCTCGATTTTTTCCGCTCTTGTTAATGGCGACTTCTATTTCCTCATCCCAAACACTAAGAGCATATGTTGGCTCTAATGTGTTAATACCTACACGCTTTTTGCTTACGTATAGGGTCTCGTCTAATAGTGTGTCTCCGCGAGTTTGCAGTTCTTCAAGTGTACCGACTTTGCGAAGATTACTTACTGTTAAGCTGCTGGGCAATTGATTTTCACTGATACTGTTTCTGTCATTGAATAACAGTTTGGGTGCAAGTAGACCATGCTCTGCAATGTGTCCCAGCACAGTTTCTTTTGCATCACTGATTAGCTGCCGATAGCCAGCAGATTTAGGATCTACGTTTCCGGCAATGTTTAACTCTTGTACTGTTAATGTTTCAGTAACTGTCGCCGGACCTTGTACTTTGATACCAGTAGTAATAATAGGCTGTTCTACTACCACAGCATTGTCCATAATAGTTAACTGGCATTGTGTAGCTTTGTCATCAATGCCAGAACTGGCAAAGTTTGCAATGATGCCGCCGGCAACATAATCTCCGCTTATGGTAAAATTATCAAAATTGATAGCTCCAGCTGCAATGCTGCGAGCAGGAAATTCCATTTTTCTTAGATAATTTTTTAGTGCAGTTTCAATGTGTGGCGTAACGTCAAATTCCGCTACGTGTGCATTTACTGCTTCAGTAACTCTGTTTGCTATTACAGCTTGGAAGTTGTCGATTATGTCAGTGCCAATCTTATTAATTTCAGCTGTGATATGATTCACATCTATAGTGTAGTCATTGATTTTTGCACTAATTTTGGGATCTGCGAGCTTTGATACAACCGATTCAAAATCATATTCGGCAAGAGTGGCAGCAATTTCTTTAGAAACTGTATCAGACAGACTTTGGTCTACTTTTGTTTTTATATCTGCTACTATTGATTCTACAATTGAATTTAGTTGATTTCCAATTTCCATTTATTTCTCGAAACTTATGCTTATAACGTGTTCATAGTTTTTCTTTATGAGACTTTTATACATAAGGTTCTTATGCACTAGAAAGTTGGTAGCCCCTACATCCATTGATAGCTTGGCTAACTGTTTGAAAAACAATGTACGTCTACTGTATATACCTCTGCACCGGGCCTGCTCACCATTCAATTGATAAAGTGCGGTAGTCCAGATATTTTTATCTCTTTGATCCCAATCGTGAATTTCGGTAAAAGCAGTAAGTTGATCACCAGATTTGATTATGGCTGGCTGACTGTACTCTCTATCCTTGAAATCCTGATTTTTATAATCCTTGACAGTAGTTATAATCAAGTTGGCCGAATATTTGCAAAGACTAGCAATAGCTGCTCGTTGCTCATCATCTGAGTTTGCAAAAGTTAAATATTCGTCGAATGCTATTACAAGATCAAACTTTTTGTCTTCGGCCGAATCAAAAGTTTTTACATTAATGCCTTCAGCATTTAGCCACGTTAACACTTCGTCGCTAACTGCTGTAACATACATTTCTTTATTTTTATGACGACATGATAATATTGCCGGACTAAAACCAACGAAAAGCACAGTCTCTACGCTTGTATTATAAAACTCGACAATCTTATCGATAATATCTTGCTTGCGTTCGACTATTTCTTTCTTTTTGGTATGTAGACGAAATGCGTCAAAAATTACATCGCTATACTTACTAAATTCTGTCATATCACTGATATTGTTATATTTGTATATTATTTAGTAGTTTCGCGATTCAAATCTAATGTGACACAGTGGAATCCGCCCCCTAGTGTTCTACTATGGCGCAATTCTAAAGGTATGACTGTAAATTTAAAAGATTCTAGTAAATTTATTAGATTTTTTTGATTTTTATCAACTATGACTGTATTTGAGTCTAAACTTAACATATTCAACGCAATCCACTTACTTGCATAAGGATATTGATAAAAATCTTGTGCTACTACATCGTCTACGTATATTTGTTGCCAACCGTCAAATACTTTAGGGCAATTAGACGAGTTAACTCTACTAGAATTCAATAAAACTAAACCTTCTCGCAAAGGAACTATGGTACTATCAATGTGTACGCCGGAATAAAAATTACAAAGTTCTATGTTTACATCAGGAAAGCTTTTACAAAGCCAATCGTATGCCAGTCGATTCCCAGATGCCGACTCTAACATTAGCATTGAATCATTTAAACGCAATACATTTGCGGCATCGAGTACGGCACCAGAATTTCTATCCATGTGCAGGATTTTGTTTGCGTCTTCCAAAATATCAATGTAACATTGATATTCCATATCTCTGCAAGGATACATCATTGCAGGATCGACAACTGTGCTGCCATAGATTAAAAATCTATCCCTCGGGCAATAGTTGTATAGACCGTCGTGTACTTGGAAATTCAGATCATTGGGTCGAATAACTTCAGCACCAAATTCACTGAGAACTCTCGTTAGCTCGTCTAAATCTTCGTTGGCTTCATCTATAATCCATTGTGGTACAGGGCCTGCGGGGACAGGGGTTTCTTTCCACAATGTTTTTTCAGCTTCTAATTTAAAAACAGGATCATTAATGGGCCAATTCGCATGATCTGCTCTGCCTACCACTACCCTTTTTAATCGATCCCACTCATTGTAACTTGATATCATACGTGCCCGGTAATCTGTAATGTATACCTGGGAGTTAAACCGATGTTTGCTGCTGCGTGAGGAAGATCGTATTCCCATTCGAAACAATCACCTGCACGCCAATCTGTATGTGCTTTGCCGTTTGCTTCAAAATAATGACCGGGTGCCCAATCTTCTAAGAAAACAATTGCTCTGCGAATAGTCTGCTCCTTGCCCTTAAGGTTAAAAAGCTCTACGTATTTTTTATACAAATCTGCATGCACGGGCAATATAACGCCAGTGTCCATTCGATAATAACTAGTGCCGATATCCTTCCAACCTGCTGCTGCAAAAAGATCAACAAATCGTTGATTCCAGCTAGGTTGTCTACTACGCATATCGCACATGGCCCCAGTAAAAGGACCCAGATAGCCCTGCACAGTCCATTGTGCAACGCTTTCTGGATCATTGAAGGGTTCCCGAATATAAGCTAATTGCTTGTATTCTTCGTCCCAAAACTTTTGGAAATGGAGTTTAGTTACCCCGTGTATTGCCATAGTGAATTACCTTAACTTCTGCAGTAGAAGCAAGTTTACGCCAAGGATCAACAATGATGCTGCCTGGTTTAATTTCGCAGTAAGGTTTAGTATCTTGTTGTTCGCCAGTGTACTCGTAGGTAATCTTGCGATTGTGCGCCCAAAGATAAACTGCTGCGGTTTCAATTTCTTTTACGCAATCAGTTTGATCGTCTGCTAGCGGATCAACATACTTAAGATTCTGATAACCGTGCTTAGTAACATAGTGACCTACAAGAGTAGAATAACTGCCGATGCAATATTCAACGTCGGGCTTGTATGCTTTCCCGTGAATAACAATAGGTAGTGCACCATTATCTAAACTGACTTTGATTAAGAATTTAGCAAGGTTCTCGGCTTGAATTTCGCGAGCATGCATGATGGTATCAAACAAGTCGTAGCCAATGTCATAGTGCTCGGCTAGCCAACGTAGTGCAATGTTATCACGTGGATGGCAAGCACCGGCGTCACCCATACCGGCAGTCATGTACTTGGGACCCTGTAGACGCATAGTACTGCGAGCAAGAGCATTAGTAACAACATCAACGTTAATGTTACCAATCTTCATTGCAAAGTCTTGGATCATGTTGACAATACCAACCTTTGCGGAGATATAGGTATTGTAGAAAATCTTAATAGCTTCGCATTCATCCCATGTGCCAACTTCGTAACGGGGATCGTTCTGCATCATGGTTTTGTATAGAGTGATTAGTTCACCGGCAACGCCAGTTAGGCTACCATCTTCTGTTCCGATAATAACCATCTCGGGATTAGCCATGTCCCACTTAACACTGCCCATGGCAATTAGATATGGGTTGTACAAGAACTGGTGCTTCTTATCCAGCAGTGTGATGAACTTGCGACGTGTAGTGCCCGGGAGAACTGTGGAAATTAAAACAACCTTTTTACTGGTCTTGGCGTATTGGTTAACTTTGTTGATTGCATCGATTACCGCGTCATGGCCAAAGTCTTTTGGTTCCATGTGACTGCTTGGAACAGATCCATCGTAGCCTTCGGCATGCGGTGTAGGAACTGCAATAAAGATCCATTCTGCGTTATCGCATAGTGTTTCGATGTCACAAACTTTGACAGTGTCACTGGTCCGCGGATAAATATCATATCCCCAGACATCATGCTTTTCTGCCATAACTTCTGCGCAGTCTAGTCCTAACTTACCAATCCCTATAAAACCAATTTTTTCTCTTTTGAATGACATATGTTCTCCGTTGAAAATTTCTATTACGTATTATATACAAATTTACTTAAGCCTGCAAATTTGTACATGTATTATTTTTATCCTTTTGGGTCAGTCGGTGAAGAAAATTTAATGAAAGAATTTGGAACATATAAAAAAAGCAATGGTATTGATAGCTTCAATACGCCGCTATCTTTATTTTATGACCAAGAACCTTTACTCGATTTTCACTTCAATAAACTTAAAGAACATTTTTTACTCAGAACCAAATACTGCAAATTACTTGCAAATAGCGAGCACTCTGATGTCAAAAAGAAAATTTGCAAAATCAACAGTTATGTTGATTGGTATTACTTTTTTCACGGATTCGCTGCGCTCGATTGGTACCGGGATTACAAATATTTTTCAAATTTTGAACCCAAGATTGATAAAGTATTTATTTCTTTAAACAGACTATCGATGAGAGATAGAAGTTACAGATTATTGTTAGTTTCGGAATTCATGGAACGGAATTTATTAGATCATGGGTTTGTAAGCCTAAGCCTCAATGATCGTGGAGACGGTACATGGGAAGACGAAATAAATGATCCGCACACTAAAATACCAAATCACAAAATACCCATAATTCAAAAGAATTTATCTACATTAACTGGATCTCTTGTAGTCGACAAAGATGATCCCCAGGGAGAACTAAGTGCACATGCGGGCCCAAACGAATTAACTTTAAACAAAAGAGCATTATGGCATGTTGTAAGCGAAACAGTTTTTTATTACGACAAACTTCATTTAACCGAAAAAATATTTAAACCAATAACCGCTAAACGCCCCTTTATTTTAGTTGCAGCTCCTGGAAATTTAGCTTACCTGAAAAGCTACGGATTTAAAACATTTGATAAATGGATTGACGAAAGCTACGACAACGAAATAGATCCTGCAAAAAGAATAGAAATGATAGCAAACGAACTGGAAAAACTTTGTAAATTGACTCCGGCACAGTTGCAATCCATGCACTCGGAAATGCAAGAAACACTAGAATACAACTTTAACCATTTTTACGGCAAATTTAAAGAGATAATAATCGACGAACTGTTAGATAATTTTAAAGGTGCAATACATCAATGGAATCATGCAAGAGTTAATGGCAGAGACATAAGCTTAGATAACATAAATTTTGCAGAAGTTAGAAGATTGCTTCTCCAATAAATATTTAATATTGTATGGGGTTCGATCATGGGCGATATTTTTAAAATTATAGGCGATTTAGGCATGCCAATAGCTGCTGCACTAGCAGGCGGCTACTTTGTATATCTCACAATTAAACTGTTATTGCAAGGAGTTTTGGGCAGTATCAAAGGAATGGCGGGCATTATTACTGCATTGGATAATCGTGTTAAAACAATGAACCACGATGTTGTAAGAATTGACACTATTGTAAGTAATGCATTGGGTCTAAAACCAGATGTTGACCGTATTGCTCGTGCAGACGGTAAAACCGACGCCCGTAGAGATTAAAGGAATCTAAAAATGGATGTAGTAGAGTTAGTCAATAAGTATGGATTCCCAATTGTCATGGCTGTTGGCATGGGTTTTATTATCAAATACGTTTGGGAATGGGCAACTAAAGAAGTTAAGCCAGTCATCGGCGATGCTAATACTGTATTAATTGCTCTTATTGATCGTATCCGTATGCTGGACAATGACTTGATACGTTTAAATCAAAAAGTTAATACTGTATTACACCTGCGTGGTAAAACCATTGAATACGAGCGTGTCGAAGCTGAGAAAGAAATCAACGACTTATCAAAGCACAAAAAGCCCGAAGACGACGAAGACAAAAAGACTGCTGCTGCGGGCGAAGGTTAATTACTTGCTTGTAGCTCTATAGATGCCATCCCAATCTTTGGGCAGAGTTTGTGTCTTCATTTCCTTGCAACGATCAATCCATAGTTCATAGTAGTGCTTCATTTGTCCATCAAACTCTGACATTAATTGCTTAGACATCTTAATTGCATCATCAAACTTTTGTTCTCTATAAGCTCTGATCATCATATTATGATTTTTTCGAGCTGCTTGATATACTGCCATGTTAACGCCTTCTGTGTGAAGTAATGGAGTATAAATGTTTAGACCAACAGCTTTGCCTTTAACTGCAATGCAATCTAACTCTAAACAAAAGAAATCGTTCTTAACTTCCTTGTAAGTATCTGGGCCGATAATAACAAGTACGCCATAACCCTTAGTTTGACCTTCTAATCGACTGGCAACGCTAACAGGATCGCCTAGTACGTCATAGCCCATCTTACCTTCGCTACCAATGTTACCCACTAGTATCTTGCCTGTGTTAACGCCTGCGCCCATACCAACTGGAGGCTTACCAATTGATTCCAAGTGCTTGTTAAATTCGTCGACTGCCTTAATCATTTCGATGGTGGTCTTAACAGCATGATAAGCATGACGATCATCATCCAATGGAGCACCGTGAATGTGTAAGCTTGCATCGCCAATAAACTTAATCAAGCAACCGTCATTGGCAAACACCGGTTTACTGATAGCAGTCATGTATGCGTTCATAATAGCTGTAAAGCCTTCTACGTCAGCACCGTACTTTTCACCCAATCCAGTAAAGTTACGCATGTCTGTCATAACAGCAGTAAGCATCTTTTCTTCACCGCCCAATTTAATTAGGTCAGGATTCTTTTGTAGACGCTCCACAATAACTGGGCTTACGTAACTGCCGAACTGTTTCTTTATTTGCTGCTTTTGGAGGAACTCGCTGACGAACTTGACACCGTAGGCGTGCAAAGCGACCAAGATTGTGCCACTTGCAAAGGCAGTAATGTCAAATAGCCATAAAAAGCTAGTATAAGAATACCAACTGCCAAAAATGGCGCCGCCGACCAACACAACAATCGAAGCCAAGCCAACATAAGTCCACCTCGTTAAAAATAATAAAAGAATACCTGCAGCAGCTATTGCTAAAATTTCTAAGCCGTCTGCATAGTCCGGCCTTTGAATTGATACACCATTAAACATCGTGCCCAATAGTGCAGATTGAACTTCATGTGGCCATACACTACCGACAGCAGTAGGGACAGGGTTACCTAAACCTGCAGCAGCAACGCCCACTATAACAACAGCGCCGCCAAAGTCCTTTGGCAATTCTGTCATCGAAACTGACTTAGATTTTTGACTCCAGTCAATCCAAACACGACCCAAGCTGTCTGTAGCAATAGGACCAAACTTTGGAATGCGCATCTTCTCCACACCGCCCTCAAACAGTTTGATTTGTGTAGTACTATCACCTGCAGCCACACGCAGCGTTTCCATAGCCAAGCTTGGATATACAACGCCATTTGCAGCGACAACTAAAGGCATGCGGCGATTAACGCCATCGACTTCTGGTAGTGTATTAACAATGCCTGTGCCTGCTGCACGACTTTCGATTTCTGTTACGTTGGCAATAATGCCAGGATAACTTACAATCATATTCGAGTAGTCTGCGCCGATAACTGCTGTGCTTGGCTGTCTCGGACTATTCTTTGTTCGATCAGCTGGCATATTTGGAATCACAACAGGATACTTAGATAGTGTAGTTGCAAGAGCTGCATCACCGCCTCGACGATCCTGTTCAGTCATTAAGACATTAAACACAACCAAGCCTGCATTGCGCTTGTACAAATCTTCTATCAATTGGGCATATATTTGCCGATTAAATGGCCATTGTCCGTACTTGTCCAGTGCGTTTTCATCAATATTAACTGTGACTATGTTATTTTGTGTGGGTGCTTTACTGGTGATTAATGTATCGAAATATCTTAATCGAACGCTTTCAACAAATTGTGTATCGCTAGTACGAATGCCGAGCACAATTGCTAAAGTGATTAGTGCCAACCATGGGCTCAATAAAATATTTTTAATGTTGATTTTCTTCATAATCGTGTCCAGGTGTTACAGTATTTACCATGTGGTGATTTTAATAGTCACAACGGTAAAATGCGCCATACACTTTATTGATCTTGTGTTATAATACTCACACAAGTTGTTGAAAAACGTAAGTCGCGGTACTTGGCTAATTAAAAACTCCTGCCAAGTACCGCGTTCTTATTTGTGAATTAGAACTTTTTAACTTGTCGGTCTTTGTCAGGTGGTGCGGATTTTGGAGCGGTATCTGATTTACTGTATCCTCTACCAAAACCTATAATGCATCCGATGTTTTCTCTAACATCAAATTCTATTAGTGTCCAAGTTAGGGTTTCTTTATTAACAGTTAAAGCAATGCTTGCTCTAGGAGTTATCCCAACCCACTCTACTGCTTCCTTACTTCTCTCCTGAAGTATAGGAACCAATTTATCGAGATCCTCGCATAAAACCGGTTTATTTACAGTAACTGGCTGTGCAGCAGTCAGCGCGGGAACTAAAAAGAGAGAAAAGAAAAGCTTTTTCATAAGAAACCCCATTCACATATTGTATATAGCAAAAAAGGACCTTACGATCCTTTTTTAATTGGCTCTTTAATAGGGCCCGATTTTTTAGTTTCTTCCATCGCTTTCTCAGTCATTGGACTAACATCTTTAGGTGCCCTTACGGGTGGATTTTTTGGTGCAGGTCTGTGTCGAAACCAACTCATAATATTGTCCTTTCTATTTTTGATTTATTGTAATAACTGTACTTCCGCCTTTATTAACTTGTTGTGTAACTTGAACACCAGACTGAATAATATTCACCACGGCATTTTTGTCTGTATCTACAGTTACGTATGCTGTGTGGGTCGTATCTCTGTATAAGGTTACTTTGCTTTTATCATCATTTAGGTAATATTTTAAGCCAGTAGCTGGATCATAGTTCGGTAATAATGTCTTATCGAGTTGATTTCCTAACAAAATATTATTTTGCTGATCCAGTAAATTAACGCTAAATGTGACCAATGCGTTTCCTAACAAATCAACATCAAGTTGATTCATATCCAATTCTTTAAAATCATCTAAGAAATTCTTATCTAGACCGCTAAATTTTAAGAAATCTACATTTAGCATATTAGCTAGTTCATCTTTGCCACTAACTTCTTCTATGTTGTTAAGCTCGGGTGGCTTACTAACAATCAATAAATTATTAATATTATTTTGATCCAACTTAACTACTACAGGACTAGACGGTGGTGTAGAAGTAGTTGCTACCATAGTCGCTTGATAAGGAGCGTCTAAAAATACTACGCCAGCGTCATTACGAACTTCAATGGCGCCAGTTACACAGCCTTTATTATCGCAGCTGGGAAGTAGCATAATTAAGCTGCGTCCCAACTCATCAACAGTCATACTAAAATCTGTTCCTCTCACGGCAATACTAGCAGTAGGGGTTTTAATGTCAACTGATTGCGGATTAGACTTAGCAATTTGACCACTAGCGTACCTTGCTGTGCCTAGCGCAACCTTCATCGCCAATTTGCCTGATCCTTTGTTTGGATCATACACAAAGTCGTCGATAACTAATTTACTTTGTTCATTGATCTTAACTACAGTATTGTCTTCGAAAGTTAGTTGAGCTTTTGCCTTGGCCGTAGTGATAGTGTCCTGCATTTCCACAGGCGTATTAACATTACTGGGCATACTTTTGTTCTTACGAACAATTTCTGTGGGCCCAGTTTGTTCAGTAACTTTACCTACCGCAGCCCAATTAATCGGACTGACTAATAGAAACGTTATTACCAGTACCGCTTGTGCTAACTGTGACACTCTTTGCTGTAAGACCACTTTGTGTTACTCCAACTGTATTTGAATTTCCATTTACTGTGATACCTGCATAGGTAAGTCCAGTGTTTGTGCTAGTGTGTGTTACTGTGTTTGTATCACCGGTTACGCTGATTGCGCTTGTATGGTTAGCACCTGCTCCCAATAATTGAGATACTGTGTTGCCATCACCAACAATAGTTTGTGAAATTGTACTACCTGAACAACCTGCAGAACTTGTTGTTCCGCATTGTATTGTTTGGATATTATTGTCACCTGTCGTGGATACTGTTACTGTAGCTGCTGCGCCATTAACGACCAATGCCAAACTGTTGCCGCTACCAATTTGGTCAACGGTAACCTGAGTAGCATTGCCACCGATGTAAGCAGCATCGACGCTGTCGCCTACGGTATTCCCTGTTCCTTGTTGTGTAATAGTCACAGTGGCGCCATCACCAACTTGTTCCACATATACTTCGCTGGCAATTGCTGTGACTGCGCTAAATGCAGTGAACAGCAATGCCATTATTAAACTTTTCTTAAAAGTCATTTATTAGCTCCTTGTTTTTCTTGTTTTTTGAAGCTCCATAATCCTTTACGCTCGCCCTCCACAATCATGTTGTAAACAGCTTGTTCAATTGCTACTCGAACTGCATATGTTGTTGGTTCATTGAGAACTGCGCCGTTTTCCATTTCAACGGCCCTTGTTCCTGCATCAACAAATCTTAGCATGTTTATATCATGTGCGGTACTATAGATTGTTTTTGATACGGCGTTAGTCAACAAAACTTCTCCGGAATTAACCGAAACAAGACGTAAGCTAATTACAACTTCGTCCACTCTGTACTGTTGGCTTGCGCCTATTCCCAATAGTCTAGCACCTGTTCCTCCTGAACGAATATTGCTATCATACCCAATGATACCTCCCTCGATCATAACGCCAGCCACTGTCATTGGTTTCAATGGCTTAGCATCCTTGCCTTCGTAAACTTCTCTTTGATTACGAATTAGTTGACGCTCTTTGATTAAGTTATCTAATCCCACACGTTCGACAACTTTAAACCAACCCTTGTATTCTTGCAATGAGTTAATTAAAAATACTTCTGCACCTTGCGTTACTGCTTTACTAAACAGTGCCAACTTGTCATTGGGTTTCATCTGACCAGTCTTATCCATAAAACCATATACTGCTATAGTCATGGGAGGACCATCTAGTGCCGGAACAAGATTTACCAAATGTTCCCTAGGCTTTAACACAATGGGTTCTTCTTGATTGGTTTTGAATTCGTGATTTGCTTGTGTAGCGCAACCACTTAGTAAACCAACAAGTATTAGTGCTATTATTTTCTTCATCTTAGAACCCAAAGCTGGCTATCGGAACGGTAACGTCAGTTCTATTACCGTTCGCTTCGATGATAGTCAATGTAACATCTGCGCTGTTTTTCACCCAGCTGATGTTAGTGCCTTGAAAGTTCATTGTTCCGCTTGTTGCACCGCCATCAGTAAACATTGCGTCTGCTAATTGTTTACTCAATTGGGCGTAGATGCGGGATTCTACGTTGTTTAAAAACTTAGATAAGTTTGTGTTATTTCTTGCTCGTGCTTCTGCATCTGCAGCAGCTTTAGCTTCATCTTTAAGCTTTTGTTTGCGTTGGGATTCTAACTGTTCGATCGTTAGGACGTGCGAAGAATACCCGTTTCCTGGAATGAAAGACGGGCTTTGAAACTGATGCACTAATTCGGCCGAAAAGGCTGTTGATAGCCCTAAGCTTAAAATAGTTACAACAACTAGTTTATTTCGCATGATTGGTCCTTATAGTATTTACAGGGACCAATCAAAAAAATTAAGTGGTAGCTTTTGCTATTCTTGCAAGAATTTCGTCGTAAAAACTGTCCAGTTCGCCGCCGAATTTACCCCTTAAATGCTCTGCAGCATCAATACAGAACTTGTAATTGTTCTTGTAGTATTCTTTAATAAATTCGCTGTGCAAAAACTTGTATTGTTCCAATGTTGGAAGCTCTAGAACAGGTAAAGCATCTGCATCAATAACACAATAGCTGGGAATTTTCTCGCCGTTGCGCTCAAATGTTTCTAGCTCTAATACTGTATAGTTTTCCTTGAGGCGTTCTGCAGCTTCTTCACCAAGTATGATATGCATGTTCTGCTTCCTCTAATGCTTTAAAGATTTGTTCGGGATTCATATTATGATTTTTATAGCCCTCGTAAACCATGCTAAGATAACTTTCACTGGGCCCGGCCAATAGATTATCAGGTTGCATAAAATAAATCATTGCAGTGATAGTTTTTCCTTTGAAATTAACCTGCACTTGTTTTTTATCATAAAACAAAGGATAACCTTCTAAGATGTCTAGCGCAAGCTCGCAGTTATCTGTAATGTCCCATAATGCACATTCCATTGATGCACCCGGTTCCTCTACAGCATCGCAAAAATTTTTAAATGCCAGCTTATGGTTTTCCAGTATCACGGAGCCGAGACTCTTAGCAAAAGGGCAACGGCGATCCATCTCTCTGAAATTGGTGTTCATTCCGTAAGCAAGGTAATACATTATAGCTCCGCTAGCTTATATCGTTTAACTGCGCTTTGCACAGCTTCGGCCTGACTGACACAGTCAGCAAGGGCGTTGTGCAACATAGCACCCGGCTCACGATCATCGCCCAGTGCCTTTAGCAAAGTGCGGCTATCACGAATAGTATAATATGGCCATGGCGCAGGCTTGCCTAGTTGTCGATAAAGATTTTCTAGAATCACAATATCAAATACTGGGCCTTGAGCCCAAATGCGATCAGCGCCTAACACAAACTTGTTTAAGGCTCGTGTAAAGTCTTCTAAGCTTACACGGTCGTGTTCGCCCAGTGCTTCTTCCCTAACCGCTTCATTTTGTGTGCCCCACCAAGCAACGGTGCCCTCATCGACGCGACGACCTAACTCAATTTGTTCATCGACGTTGATTCGAAAATAAAGCCCATCCTTCATTTCTTTGGAACTATCAAACGGATCAAACTTAATAGCGCCAAAAGTTAAAATAACGCTGTCGGGGCTTGTTGCCAGCGTCTCAAGGTCTAGCATCACGTCCATGCTGTTACTCCGCAGGTTCTAGTTTGACTACTAGTGGAAATCCGTTGTTACGAGCAAGTAGTGTTACTTCTACACCTTTTTGTTCTGCCATTTCATAAGGCATTGTGGCAACAACTGCAGAACCATCGGTATGGATTTTCATAGTCATTTCTTCTGCTTCCATTTGACTATAGTTAAAAATGATTACCAATGTTTCAACTACAAATTCTTGAGTAGTCACTTCATCATTGATATAAATCACATTGTATTGCACTGGTTCCGGAATATCTTCGCGGGGCTTGATTTTTTGTACTGCTTTTGGTTCTGCTGTAGACATAATAATTGAAAATTAAAAAGGGGAGACAATTCTCCCCTTTATTATAACACCGTTACTTTATTTTGTAAAGGTGATGGCAATCTTTTTGGGCTTTTGCTCTTCGGGAATGATCCTTTCCAGAGCAATTGCAAGAATGCCGTTTTGCACTGTTGCAGCTTTGACTTCCACATTGTCTGCCAATGTAAATGTGCGTTCAAAATTGCGTGTGCTAATACCCTTGTGGGTATAGTTAATTTCGGACTCTTTCTTTTCCTTTGTGCCTTTGATTATCAATGTGGACTCTTTCAGTTCAACGTCGATTTCATTTTCGGCAAATCCTGCAACGGCAACTTCGATTACAAAATGCGAATCGTCAAGTTGAGCAATGTTGTAGGGAGGATAGTTATCACTACCACGACTATTCGCAAAAGTGCGATTTAGTTCTTCAAACATACGGTCAAAACCAATGGCATGACGATGTAGGCTAGGTAGATCAAGAGTACGGATTTCAAATTTTGTCATGTTGTTTCTCCTTTAATAAGCAAGTTTATGACATTTAATGTAGACCCCAACCGGGCATCTACACAAGTATTTATTATAGTTAAATCAAATATTTTAATCAATTGATTTGGGAGGATTCATTGGCTCTACCAGACGCCAACGGCTTGTGGCCACACTTTTGGATTCCCATGTCAGAGCCCAAAATGAATAATGTTCGGGATTGTCAAAAGTTATTTTCAAACGATAATTTTGAGTTTTTACCTTATAAGGTATTTGATATTTTTCGTGCCATTCTTTAAAGGCTTTTTCTATGTAATATTTTGTATAACCTGCTGCCATCCCGCCAGCACCAGAAGGCAAGGTAAATTCAATGTACATTAATACATTCTTTTGGGCAGCGATTCAGCAGCCAACTTTTTGCGCCAGCGGTTCTTTGCAGCACTGGCGGCCTTTTTGCGAGTTGTTGTGGGCTTTTCATAAAACTCTTTGTCGCGTAGAGTTTGCAGTATACCGTTTTCGGCTACCTTTTTCTTAAACTTACGCAGGGCTTTTTCTACGTTATCATCTTTAACGTAAACTACCATACCCTTCGACTTTCGAGGTCTATCAAAACTCATCATCTATTTCCTTTAACCATTCTAGTAAGTCTCGGTCACGATAATGCCTATAATCGTAAATGCGATTTGGCGGGATCATTGCACGAATGCCCTCTGCCCATTGTATATCGTTAACACCGTCGTGATAAAGATAAATGTCGTATTCTTTTTCACTTAAGTTATTTACTAAAAATTCAATTTGTTCGTTGGTCCAGTCTGCATTTCTGATAAAGATTTTCTTTGCAGTTCTGTCAAAATTCATATCTGGACAAGTATAAAAATTTGGCATAAGCTTATCTCTTTGCTGTAATCATTAAGTGCCAACCCAATGCTCGTTCCATAATTTTAAACAATTCCGGGGGCATAGCTTCAAACCAAGGCTGTTTCACATATTCGTATTTTACATAGTGTTCTATGTTCCAAGGAAAAATAAAATCCTGCTCAACTTGCACATTTCCAAATGCGCCAAACAACTGTCTAGCTTCTTCCTTTGTATAGGTCACAGCTTGCGGGCAGTTGCTTTGTGCTTCTGGTTGATCCCAATTAGCTTCGATTAAGATATTTTTCCAACTGTTTTTAGCATACAACATCACTTTGATTTCACCGTCATCTGCTAACAAGTTGGGCAAACAGGACACTACACGTTCCGGATGCGGTGCATGATGAATTACTCCAAAACTATAGATCAGATCAAACTTTTCACCATTGGCGAATACTTTGTACAGCTCTTCTGCGTTACATTCAATAAAAGTACCTTCGAGACCAAAAACTTCAAATCTTTTTTTAGCTAATTTAATACTTTCCCCGCTTAAATCAACACCTGTGTAAATTGCACCATGTCGAGCAAAGTTGGTTGCATCTGTGCCAATGCCGCAGCCGATTTCTAGAACACGTTTGCCTTTCCAGCGTTCAAATTCGGGGAATGTGTAATTATGCGGTTCGTTGGCGTATCTTCTAGCCTCAACTTCGTCAAAGTATTCTTTAGATCCAATGGGACTTGTACTGTGTCTAATGTTGCAAGGACGATTGTTCCAGTATGTTCTTACTTGTTCTAATAGATCTTGATTACTCATTGCCAACCTTTGCTGATAATTTTGCGATCCAGTCTCTTAGATCTTGTTGACGTTGCGGATGACTGTAGTCTTCGGGGTTAGTTGGATCTCTGCCGTCTGCTGCATAGCTTTGCTCACGGAAAGTTTCATCATCGTTGCCGCCGGTAACGTCTGCACGATCATGATAAACTTGCACAGAAATATTTTTCATACGACCGACAGGAACTGTTACATTATAGATCCACCAATCACTATGATTAACTGGGCTTACCATTCCAAAGAAGTTAACCCACTCTCTAGGCACAATCGGGAATAGTGCAAATGGATGGTTCATAGTTACACAAGGCATACGCAATAATCCAAAGTATCCGTCTTCTTTACGAATCTCTTCGTCCCAGTGTTCTGTAAGCATCAGTGCGTCGTCGTTCCAGAACATGATCCATTCTCCCGTTGCTTGCTCGGCAAGGAAGTTAACGTATTTGTATAGGCGCAGATATCCGAAACGTTCAGTTTCAAATACTTTTGTTGTTGCGCCGGCCTGTTCTAGAAACGGAAACCAAGTAGAAGAGAAAAACTCTCTGCTTTCTTCGTCATCATTATCATAAGCAATTAAGATTTCGATATCAGCAGGATTTTTAGCATTGGCTAACAAACTGCCAATACTTTTAATTACTGCTTCTGTTCTTTTTCTTGTGGGTAATAAAATAGATATTTTAGGTTTTGTCATTGGATAATTGTTTGAGTTTTTCTTCAACTAGCTCTTGTTCGCTAGCACTTAATTGATCGAGATCATATTCGCCCGACTGCAATTTTTCTATTAAGAATAGTATATATTGTTCGTCGTAAGTATAGCTATCAGTTTTGGATTTGTCTACTTCTATCCATTTTTGACCATTGAATTTAAACAACTTATTTGGTAAGTAGTCCACTCTCAGGAATGTATCGCCTTTGTTGGCACCGTTTGGAAATGCTGTTCCGAATCCACTTTGGCTAGGTGCGGCCTCTATATTATCAGCGGCCAGTGCCGAAACTTTTCTTACGTTTAGTGCTTCTGGAACGGGCGCAATCTCCACTTTGTTGCGAGCAGCAGTTTCTGGAACTTTAGGAAATTTAGAAACTTCTGCAGGAGTTAAATAATCCCCCGGGCGCTCATTGCCAATATCTAGGCCTGGTGCATTAGGACTTTCCACAATTGGCTCAATTGTCTCAACAGGCTCTTTCTTCGTTTTCTTAGCTTTGGGTTTTTTTGATGCAGAGGTTTCTGCTGCAGGCGCGACCATTGGCTTTCCAGTCGGAAAATGATCAAACGGCATTGACAAATAGGGATGCTTAGCTAAGATGGATTCTTCAGGTGTTTGCTGAGTGCCTACCTCAGGCTCGATGGCTGGTTCTTCCTGAATTAGTGCTTTGTCTTCAGTGCTTGCATCATCAACTGCGGCTACGGATTCTTCTACTAGATATTCCTTTTCTTCTCGGGCCCAACGTAAGCTTTGTTGTGCAGCAAGAATTAATACTAATGCCAGAGGATCAAATACTGCCACAATCAGAATAATTACCCAACGGACTGCTCGTTCTAAGATATTTGCATCTGGATTGTCGCCGTAAATCAGCGCCGCAATATACTTTATAGGACCAACTTCGTTTTCGATCTTACGAAACTCTGCTCGTAACGGCGCAACTTCTTCGTTAAGGCTAGCAATCTTTTTCTGCTCGGCGTCGATTTCAGCGAGTAATTTGGTACGCTCTTTCTGTTGATTCCTGCGAATAGATACAGCTTTGTCGGCGCCTTTTTCATCTGTACTGCGCGCCATGACTTGGTCCACTGCTTCATCCATCTGTTTAAGAGCTTTACGGTTGGCTTCGATGTTATCCTTGGCAGTACGTATCTTTTCGTCATAGATTGCAACCTTTGCTTGACTGTCACCGCTTACTAAACTTTGATCGCTGTGTGCTTTGGATAAGAATCCGAAAATGCCCATTGAGGTTAGCAACATAAGAAATGCTACAGCAGGCACAAGATACATTTTGTATGCTAAAGATGCACGATCCCAATTTTGCTTTAACCAAACTGCTGCTGTAACTTTACCAACTTCGAGGCTAGCGCCCATGATTAGAATTGGGAGAACGGCTCCAGAGAAGATAGCTGCCAAACCAGTGATGCTGTAATAAGCTCCCACAGCTTCGATAACCAGTGCAACTAGTAAAGTAAAATATCCAAAAAGCATAGTATATTTAAAAGAAAATGTCCTACATTTTAAATTATGTAGGACATTTTTTCAAGTTTTTTATTACCAAGATGTCAAATTAGCGCGTTTCCAAGTATCAGTGTCAACACAAATATAAACATAATCGCCATCAAACGTAATTTGACCTTTTGTTCCAGTTGACGATGCTGTAGTTGGAACATAAGTATTTCCAACTGTTAAGTTACCGCTAGCTGTTAGTGTTTGGGCACTGATACTACTAAAACCTGCAATCACCGGAGCAGGACTCGCAGTAAATGCATATATGCTACCAGCCATTACAAGATTGCTAGATACAGTTGCATTTGCCGAATCAAATGTTGCAACAACATTTTCAGCATTGACGCCTCCAACTAGTATCTTCACTTGGGTATTTGCAACAGTAGTGCCTAGTGTTAAATTGCCGCCAGCGTTGCCTGATAAGCCTTGCACATAGAAGTAGCCATCCAATGGATTAATACTGGTCCCTAAACTGTTATTAGGGTTAGTATTATCGTAGCCGCTGCCGGCTATGCCTATATCGATGTAATAAGTAGTGTCTGTGCCTGAGTCAGAAGTAACGACAATATCCCCAGTTGCTGCGGGCCCCGAATTTAAATTCTGCCATACTAACTGTGTATAAATGTTTGCGTTTGAGTAAACTTGCACAAACGCATCTGGGAATCCTGAGCCGAACACATTTCCGTTTTGGCTTACTACTAAGTTACCACTTAAAATAGTATGGTTGTTTTCGTAAAACTTTGCAGGTGTTGAATTATCGTGAGTGATTCTAACTAAACTTACGTTACCATTAATATCATTTTGATATACGTGACTAGTTCCTGTTAGGCCACCTGGTGTCGCAAATGAATATCCTGTTGTAAAATTTTCTGCAGCATAAAATGCATTGCCAAATACGTCGCCACGGAATGCAAACATATAGCCGTCGGCATATGTATTGAATCCCATATGGCCGTTAGAACTATTGATAGATATCAAACCAGAAGTGCTAATGCCCGGATTAGCATTAGCAGAAATAATCAAATTGTCTGTGGAAAAAATATCTAGGTTGGATCCTTGTACTCTCAAATTCCCTGTTGCAGACATTAAAACAGTATTAGAGAAAAAATTACCCATGGATAGCAAGTTTGTATTTGCTCCGGCGGTATCGGTTAATCGTAATACTACACCCCTACCGTCAAATGGTTTTAAAGTGATACCTGCATTAGCAGTGGCTTCTATTGTTTGCTCTGCTACACCGGTAATTATGAGGTTGCCCAAACTAGCATTTGCTGTGATTCCGGTTAACTGAGAACCGTTACCTATAAAATAAGCGGCTGATACGTTTCCTTGCGAAACTAAGCTGTAGAGCGCGGTAATGTTGCCTGCGGTTAAATTTCCGCTAGAACTATAATTATTAGCTGTGAGCGTGTTGGCGATAAGGTTTCCGCCAACATTACCTGCATAAAGTTGAGAGAAATTCTCGTTAACTTTTTCAAATGCAGTACGTAAATTATCCCCAGTATAACTGTCTGGTCCAGTACCGATATTAATGATCTGTTGAGTCATAAAAAATCCCGCTATTTCTATATTTAGCGGGATTTGTTATTTGATTATAGTACTAGCGTATAACAATCTTATTGTTTTCGTGCCTGTCACTATATAGTTTTCGGCCCCGTTCTCTGACTAAATCTGCCATTCCTTGAGGATTAGTTTCAAATTGATTTCGAAGATCTTCTGTAGAAATGTTGTCATCTGTATCAATGGCATAGATTTCGTAGTGTCGATGACTGTTAAATCGGGCCCGCATCATTAATAAATTTACAATGCTGCCCACAGAATGGCTGCGACCTTTGGCAGGATTCTGTTCAGTTTCTTTTAGCGCAGCCCACATCTCTTCTTTTTCGATATCGCTAACATTGATGCAGGCTTCTAAACCGTTGCAGTCCCAGCTGAGTACATAAGTGTGGCTCATAGTTTAGATTTGATCTGTTCGATTACAGCCCGTGCTTCGGCAAAATTGCTGTGATTTAATGCTAGTTCCACTACATCAATTTGATAGTATTGGGGGTCGCAATCATACAGTTGACGCCATGCAATTGTATAAAGTAGTTTAGAACTCATTGTGTTTCACGCTCTAGTAGATATTTACTGGCTTCGGGTCCTAAAGCATTGAATTCTTCTAGTAGAGTTTTTGCGCGGTACTGAATCCAGCCCTGAACTATCGTATCCAGCTTTTCACTGCCCCTAACAACATCTGCAACGAAACCGGGAATTGTTCCGTAGGTCACAGCCTTTTCGATCCAGTGACGATCTACCACCATAAACTGGCTGTAATCAAATTCCCAAGAGTGATTGTCAACGTCGACTCGAGCGTTTTTCTCGTGTTTACGATTATATGAATGGGGGCCGCCTAGACAACTTAGTACAGTATATTGCGACCCATTTACCTGTACTACTAGGAAGTAAGGGCAGAACATTTCGTGCCAGTAATCTCCAGGCCGCGGGCCCTTTAGCGCAGCTTGATTGAGCTCATCGCGATTGTAATTCACAGCAGAATAGCCCTCAGCGTACCAACAGCGTAAATTGTAAGCAGACCTGCGTTAACTGCAATCATTGCATTGTCTCGAATACGCACAGCCCATACAAGAAAGATAATTGCACCGATGTTTAGCAAGTACACATTTAAAGGATCAATTGCAAGGCTAGTAAGCACAGCACCCACAAGAGTGAATCCAGTTGCAACCCACTTTAGCAGTTCGTCGGTTTGACGATTAGTGAGATAAAATTTATCAATCGAATTCACAGTATTCTTCCTTTGCAGCATAATAATCGGCCATGGCGTCAAGCTCGGCCTCACTTGGGAAATCTGTATCCCGCTGGTCGTCAATGGCCTGCAGCTGGTCAAGAACATCATACACCGTTTGTACCGGCACATCTAGCATCATGGAAATATAACTGGGATGCTTGCCTTCTTCCAGTAGCTCTTGAATTTCAATAAACAGGTCAGACATTTTGCTCATTTACAGTTCTCCTTTAAAAACGATCCAGAATTTCTTGTGCGAGGAACAGTTCTTTGTCTTGTTCAACATCGTCGTCGATTACCGCAAGTTCAAGCATAACTTTCATCGACATTGCTTCTGCTTGCTGCGGAGCCGGAAGAGAATTAATAAAACGCTCAACTTCTTCTACAGTTTGCATCTCCCACATAAGTTGACAGATGCCAGCTTGCCGAACAGTTAGGTTTTCAAGACGGACCATTTTTGCTCCAGTAGTGTATTATACAGCCGAATCTTTAATTGTGTCAATTAGTCCTGCTGCGCCTCGACTACTGCGATAGCATCATCCATGTACATGAAATATACATCAGACCCGCAGACATTAGCGGGGAGAAAACTATTAGCCTTGCGGTCAAACATTTGAACTAGAGTGCCGTGATTCCAAATTGGACGATCTTTGTTGGCCCGGCGAACCAGGACACCATGTTCATTGGCACGAAACCGATAAATCCAATTGCCCTGTACAGCTTGATGCACTTGTTCAAGTAGAGTGAGTTCCATGATTATTGAGCCATGTCAAGTTGCACTACAATTCCATTCCAATTGCCGGCGAGACCGGTAGAGTGAGCAAGAATGTCGGTGCCACTACGCTGAAACTCTAGAGCATCTAGGCACTTTTGAGTTGCTGCATTAAATGCAGACATATCACCGACACCATTGCGGATTTGTTTGGCAGTTGCATAGAAGCTTGCGTAGCCAGAAACAATGCGGAATTTTTGGCTCTGTTTAAAACGCTTGATTTCCATCGTCAACTCCTTTTTACTTACTATACCAATATTATAGCAAAAATGGGAATTATTGTCTACCAAAAAAGTAATACTTAATACTGATTCAGCGCAGGGCACAGTTCGGCGATAATGCTGCGCTCAAAAGCGTGAGCATCTTTGCGGCCCCGGACCACACCAATGACTTCAACTTCGAAAGCTTCTGCACCGTGCTCACGAATGCTCTTGCAGAGGGGCCAGTCCTTGTCCTCAGTCAGTGCACGACGAACATGCTTCTGCATACGAACTTTGATGGCTTTTTTCAGCTGCTGGCCGCAAACAGTAATACCAATGTAGTACTCGCCGGTGTTAGTGTTCGCTAGCATATAGATAGCGTGTTTGCGGTCTTGACGGGCTTTGCGTTTCATCATACCATTATTATAACAAAAATGGTAATTTTCTGCAATCAAAAAAAGTAGTACTAAAGTTTAATTTTTAGTACTACCTTTAAGTTAGTTAGCACTTACGCACTTCGCCTACGTAGAA